GCGTGCTTGGCCGTATTCTGGAATCTTAGTTTCAAACACATTGACGAAATCATTAAGCAGCCCCCGTGCGGCCATTTGAGTATCGCGCCCGATACCCGTAGCAGCAGTTGGACCGTATGCAATGTCGGACAACGCCCGTTTAAGATAATGCAACGATTCGCCAGTGATTTCGGCGGTTTTGCCCGCCACTTCTCGCATGATGGGTTTACCTGCCGCATCAAGTACGCCGGTTTCTTCCATTTTCGATGGTGTTGTTTTAACCATAATGAAGGGGCGATCTTCCATCTTTGCAAGTTTTGCCGCTGATTCAATCGTGCCCGAAGGCATACGCGAAATTACATTTGCAAGATCGGCGTCAATTGGTACAACCGCTTTATCCGCAGCGTTGTACAAAGGCTGCGACATTATGCGACGAGTGTTGATTGCTTCTGTCAAATCTGGCGTGACTGCGTTCAACGTAGATGTACGAGCAGCTTCTTGCGCAGTTTCAATTGACATCCGAGTGTCTGCGGTGGGTCTTGCACCTTTAGGTTGAGCACCTTTGATTGCGCGTTCTATAGTGGCTTGCGCAGAGGGCGTCACCATTCCAGATCGAGCAAGTGCTTGCTGCGCGGTCATGTCCAAGCCTGTAGCTTGCGCATCTTGCATTGCGGTTCTTGCGGCTGCAACTTGCTCCGGCGTGCCCAACGAATCGCGGGCAATTTTGGCTGCAAGCTGATTGGGCATTTGACGAACATCGGCTACTTTTGACGCGCCTTTCGCCAACAAGTTAATTGCGGGGGGCGCTACTGCGGCCACTGTACCACCAACCAACGCGCCTGTCTCGGCCTCTGCGGGGTTAATTACCGCAGCCGTTGCGCCGCTTGTTACTGCACCGCCTGCGGCGCGTGTAGCCAAGTTGCCTTTGGAAAAACCGCCAGTACGAATGGCTTGCGCCAGTGGCGCGGCGGCGGGGATTGCTTTCAAGGGTGCAGCAAGAGCACCCCCGACAGGCAATGTACCAAGAACTTCACCACCCAGCTCACCAGCACCGGTCAAAATGGGAAATTCGCGTTTATACGGCGCGACTGTGGCTTGCGATTCGGCAAGACGTCGAGCAGCGTCTTCTTGCAAAAATGTGCCAGTATCTGTTGCCCCCACTTTTTCCAAGCCCATACCCAGCAGACGTTGACCGCCCAGCACCACATTTGCAACGCCGCTGCTGAAACCTTGAAATGGTGCAGCAATTCGTCGCCCTTCCTGCTTCCACATTTCGGAACGTGTAGGAGCAGCAGGCGTTTCACTTGGCGCAGCAAGAGCAAATGACATATCGAATGGTTTTGCACTCGAAACATCAAATTCACCCCGTTGTTCAGATCGTGCGCTGGCGAGATCAAAAGCCATTACTTCACCTCTTTAAAGGATTTGCGATCTGGACTTACCCAAGCTCTGTTGTTGTTCTTGTCGGTCATCAGTGTCCAATCTGCACCCACGCCTTCGGGACGACCGGACGCAGGCGGTGCAGCAGGCGCAGCATTGTCGCGGTACGAATACGTCTCATCAAACGCTTCTTTGAGAGATTGTCTTGTAAATTCCGATTGACTTTTCAGTCGGTTTAGAGCCTCAACCATGCTGTTATAAGACTGCGTGCGCTCTAAGGACGCCTTTAAGTTTTCAAAACGATCACCTTCTTTGTTCGACACGTTACCCACACCCGCGCCAGTCTTAGATGCGTTTCGCAGTTCGGTGATGCCTTGGATAAACGCCAAGTTTTTCAACTGATTAATGTCAGCCTCGGCTTGCCGAGCAGCGTCCGTGATTCCGGGGGTACGACCACCAATTAAACCAGTGACGCCGTTAAGTCCATCTTTATTGGCAAGCAGTCGATCAACAGTCTCACCAATGATCGACATTGTGTTCGATATGGTACTGACGGCTTGACGCGCTTGCGGGAGAGATGCTTCCCGTTTTTGAATGTCCTTTGGTGTCAAATTTGGTCCAGCAGCGGCAGGACCGCCGGGAATGGCTTCCAAGTCACCAGTCGGCGTATAGCGATACCCCGATGGCGCTTTAGGCATCCCGCCACCAGCACGAGGGGTGCTGCCACCCGCGCCGCCACCAATGAATTTGACAGAAGCGGGGCTAAACGGTGTCATGCCGATAGCTTGCTCACGGCTTACATACAGCGGCTTGCCGTCTGGGCCCATAACAGCAACAGGTGCGCTAGGCGCAGCAGGCGCAGGCGTAGCTTGAGGCTTGCGAATGAAACTGCGGTTTGCAGGATCGTACACATCACCAGTGGGCGTTATTTTTGGCATCTGCGACTTCATCCACTCGGACATACCCATCGCCTCTTGCTGGCGATATTGCTCAAATTGCGCAGGATCGCTAGGAACTTCAGCAAGCGCTTGCTCCAATGAACCGAATTGCGACAGCAGACCGCCAACATCGGGGTCAGCATATTGCATCTTCACCAGTTCACGGGCAGCTTCTGGCGTGGGCGCACGAAGCAGTCGATCACGAAACATGCTTGTTTTTTGAGCAACAATTTGATTGCGCCGCGCCGATTCTTGGTCCTGAATCGTTCCGCGAGTTTGCTGCATCTGCAACTCAGCTTGCTGGCGGCGCAAGGCATTCATGTCTTGCTCTTGAGCCATTTTCTGCTGAGTCAGCGCGTTGGTTCGCTGTTCTTCCTGACCTTGGGTAAACCCCTCGTAGAAGTTTGCAGGACCAGTCTGTCGCAAGAGATTGAAATTGACTGCCATGATTCGTCCTTACCTTAACCCAATTTCGTTGTTGTAGCCGGGGTATGGTTCGCTTATATAAGAACCGGACGACTTGCCACCCAAATATCGACCAAGGACATTGCCGACCTGACCGTATGAACTTGACCGGGCTTGTTGAGCAGCCAGCAACGCATTTGCGCCGACATCTGCCTGACCCATGCCAATGTTACCAACGGTGTTTGCGTAATTACCGCCCGCTGCGCCTAACTGGTTGGTCGCAGTTTGACCAATGCCAGCAAGAGCAGCAGTCGTGTTGTATCGACCTAGCGCCCGGTCATACGCATTTTGGTATTCTTGCGAGGCAAGCCCTTGACCAAACCGTTGCAAGGCACCGCCAGTGTTGCCGCTGATCAGACCACCACGGGCCGCAGCGCTGCGCTCCAACATTTTCTGACCTTGCTCAAGTCGGAACGCATAGCCAGGGTCTTCCATCAAGTTGACTTCGCCTGTAAAACCCGTGCCCATCTTTGCAAGTGCGTTAACACCGGCTTGACGGTAGGGTTCTTGCAATTGAACCTGACGTTCAAATTGCTCACGCTGAAGATCAGTCGCACGGTCTGCGGCAGACGCAGTGGTGTCTGCCGCCCTTTGGGCAGCTTTTGCCGATTTACGACCGCCAATCAGCGCGGCGGCGGCGGGAATAATGAATTTCCACATATTAAAAGTCCTTGCTCCAATTATCCGTCAATATTGTTGGCATTGCTACCTCGAAATCGCCGTAATAGTGGGCGTGCCTGAATACGTGATGGTCAGGGCATCGCCGGGGGATAAACTAAACATGCCGTAGTATGACCCGGTGTTGAATTTTGCACCAGTGCCACGCTGAAACTCGACCTTGATGACACCGCCGCCACTGATCATTATGTCGATGGGGCGCTCAGTCGTGTTGCCGTACACCAGCGGGGAGCCCGTCAATGGCACGGGCGCAGGATTGTTTGGCGGGACATAACTGATGTCAGAGTTCAGCAGCGCCAGCAAATACCGATACCATTCACGCGACATCAGACCGGTGCGATCGTCAATGAACGGCACCCTACTCGATGGGATATTGGTGTTGGCGTTAAGCATTTGTCGGCGATAGGATCAGTTCTGCACCCATGATGGCGATCTTAACGGGGTCCGTACCTGACAACTCATACACCCGATCACGCAGCTTCATGGTCATGCCTAGGCGACGCCAGATCACCCGTTTGCCAGTTTGGCCCGTGGTGCCCATGTCTTTGCCGTGGTAGTTGCTCCAAGTGTGCCCACCGTCGTCGGACCAGCGCAGCAGCACCACTGGCTGCGGGTTGACTGAAATGCCAGTTTCATCAATCAGGAAGTCATACGACTCGGTGATGATGTCATCCTCATCCTCAGTCACCAAAAACAACACCGTTTCGCTGACAGGGGGCAGGGTAAACCCTACCTCACAGTCAAGCTGCATGGAGTGCTGCGCTGTGCGCTTCAAGTTGTTCTGACCGGTGGGCAGCGCCCGCCACGAACGAATCCACTTTTGGACGCCGCCGTTGTCCGAGTAGACATCCAAGTCAAATGCGTAGATGTTGCCGCTTTGGAAGTCGCCGACAACCACTTCGCCGTTAAACACAGCGCGGCAGTTTGAACGGTGACGGATAAAACTGTCGCTGGCCCAGCTACCGCGCTCATGCCACGCTTGTGTCGAGGCGTCATACACCCAGGTGGCGTTGGCCGATGGGAACGTCAGCACGTAGAAAGAATGACCTTCTTGCTGGTACGTGTAGGCGATGGCGTCCGAGATGTTGTCGTACTGTGCGATAGCGTACTCAACAGCGTGCGTGGACACGCGCTGGCCGGTGTAGCCGTTGGCCCGGTAGACAACGCCCTTGCCTCGGGCGTCTGCGCCCAGCCAGAACAGCGAATTGTCCAGCTTGGCTACCGAGTACGTGGCAGCGCAGCCAATCTCGTTGAACGCGCCCTGGATGCGCTGGAATGGCTGTCCTGGTGGCGGTAGACCGGCGTCGTACCAGACTTCAACCGAGTTGCCGCCAAACAGCCACAGTTCATTGTGGTCGGCGATCAGCGACACCAGCCCGTCTGGGGAGCCTTCGGCGTTGGCAACGCTGGACCCCTCAAGGACCGTGCCATCGTAGGACTCGGTGACCCAGAACTTTTGGCTGTTGGGCTCGTTGAAGATAAAGTAGCCGTCGATGAACGTGACCGTCTGCGCCCGTGGGAACGCTGTGTTCTCAACAAAAGCGTTGGTGACCGAGTTGTAGACGTAGCTCGGACCGTTGGCCGCGATGAACAACTGGGTGCCGTTGGACGCCATCGAGACAGGGCCAGTGTTACTCACAACGCCGATCAGCGTGGCCGCATAGCTCTGGTCTACTTTGTACAGTTCGCTGCCCGACACAACGTACAGCCATTGACCCGAATCCAGCATCCCCCGTACCGGGCCGGTGCCCACGGTAGCCAGCAGGCGCAGACCGGGCGCACGGTTTAAGAACGCCGCTTCCTTGCCGCCCTCGGGAACAATCTCGGGGAACAAGTTGATCATGCGGTTGTCCGCAGCGTTGGTGCTGCGGGCAACGTAGCTGGACCCAAGGATCGGCGACTTCATCAGTAGTTACCGGCGTAGATGTTGAAGCGCTGGCGTGTCGCCACAATGGCGTACGGCAGCGACATCACATCGTCAGGGTTGTTGATGCGCTTCAAGTTGCGCTTGCTGGTCATGGCGATGCGCTGCACCTGTGGGCTTGGCTCGATGCCAAACTCGGGGGCAATTTCCATCGCCAAGTTGTACGTGAACGCACGCAGGTATCCAGGCGGGAAGAATAACACCGTGGCCAAGCCAGCCGGGTTGTCGAGTTTTTGCACAGACACGAAGTGCCACTCCAAGTCCCGTGTGGGGCGTGGGTAGACGTACATCTCGACGTCTGGGAACGTGTTGTTGACGAAGATGACCTGCGGGTACGTTGATGTCACGGTCTTGACCGCGATGCCGTTGTACTGCTGCTGGTTGATGAACTTGACGCCGAACGACACGTTGGTGCCGGGGTCGCGGTAATACGTGGAGTCATCCAGCAACACGGGGCGCAGGCCAACAAAGTCGCCAGTGGGACCCAGCGTGCGGGAGACAAGGCCAGCGGGCCAGGTGAAAACTTGATCTTGGGTGCAGAACACAGACAGACGTTCTGTGTTCCAACTGTCGATCATTTGGTTCATCGCCATCAAGGCGTCTTGGGATGTTTCGGCTGATGGCGATTCGCCTTCTGCAAGTACACCGAGCAGGCGCAGCGCCCTGTTGATTTGATCGCCAGCGGTGTACGTTGCCATGTCAGACTCCTTCGGTTTCAGCCTTACGGGTGTATTTGCGCTTTACCACAAGCGTGTTAGCCGCTTCTTCAGGCTCTGAAGGCGTGTCAGGATTGTAGCGCACCCAGCCATTTTTTTCATCAAATGTGGCCTCGGCCTCCATTGATGCAATTTTGCGGCCATGAACGGGGTGTTGAAGGTAAATTTGCATATTGAAGAACGGGGCCGAAGCCCCGTTTGTATTTACAGTACGTGGATCACTGCAAAGTTGATGACAACCGCTTCGGACAACGCGCCGCCCGACAAGTTGCGCAAAGTGATTGTGCAGCTTCCAGTGGACTTGCCGGAAATCCAGCAGTTGTATGCACCAGCAGTAGCACCAGAAGAAACGCTCAGAACCACAACGTCCTTTGCGCTAATGCTGCTGTTGGTCAAAGTGAACGTGACGTTCGTGGCGTTAGCCAACTCAGCGTTGTTCATTGTGATCTGACCAGCAGACTTGTTCAAAGTCACGCCAGTCGATTTGCTTGTCGATTGGGTCACTGTGCCGCTTGCTTCTGCGGTGTAACCCAACTCGCCACCAGACAGCACAAAGTTAGACCCGATGATGTCTTGGTCTTCAAAAGCAACGCCAGTTGGTTTGGTGTTAGAGGTCATGATTGTTTCCTTAAAAACAGGGGCCGAAGCCCCCGTTTAGGTTTAGGCCACGCGATACAGTGTCCAAGTACCATCACCTGTTTTACGGGCGCGGAACCGACCAGATGTGTTGGCAGAGACTGCGGCTGTACCAACGATGGTCCAGCCTGTACCAACCACAACAGTAGCGGCGTTGGTGCCGCCGATGTTGATGATGTGGAAGTCAAATGCTGCGTTCACTTTAGCAGCGCTGCTGATGTCAGCTTCGAGCAATGCCACGGTAGGCAAAGTCAAGTTGACGGCTGCGCCGGTGTATGTGAACAGACCATTTGCCAGTTGAGCAGCGGTCAGAGTTGCTGCTGCGGTCAGCGCTGTGGGAGCGCCTTGAACGAACAGTTGAGCTTCGCCTGTGTTGCCGTCACCAAGTTGGTAACCGCCTGCGCCGTTTGGGAGTACCATGATAATTTCCTTTCAAGATTGAGATGTGAGAAAGGGGGCCGAAGCCCCCGTTTCGGTTTAGCCCCAGATACGGCAAGCCATCTGTGGACGGATGGTGCTGAAGCCGTATAGAACGTCGATACGGCAAGGCAGGCGGTCGTTGTTGATGTCGTACTGACGAACAACGCGCAGGCTGATACCTTTGTGAACGGCACGAGCAGCCATGTCAACACCTTGTGGCAGCAGCAAGTCGGCTGTTGCGAAGGTGATGGCATCCTTGTGGTACACCAAGTTCTGAGCGTAGGCAGTGGAAGCAGCGCCAACGAAGGTCACAGATTTGTTGTTGCCGGGCAAAGCGTTCACAGTAGCCAGAGCGTGAGCAGCCGAGTACATCGGAGCAACAGTCACGGTCCATGTACCGGCAACGGCAGTGGAGTCAGCCAAGGCCACGAACTGGAACAAAGAACCAGTGGTTTCGCGGGTCTGTGGGTTGACAGCAAAGCAGTCAGCGATTGTGAACACGTCGCCAGCCTTGATCGTGGTGGTCACGGAACCTTGAGACAAGCTCAGAGTTGCAGAACCTTCCGAGGTCACGGCAGCAGCAGTCACAGTGGCGGCAGATGCGTCACGCGAACCGGTGGTGAACTGCTTGATCGACTGAGACATGTTGATTTCTTCGTAACCCAACACGCCAGTACCCATCATGCCGTTCTTGAACTGCTTGCTGATGGTGTCGGTGGGGTTGAACAAACCTTT